CATGCGGAAACTTGCAGCATACAGACAAGCAGGTACGGTATTGTGCGGACTGCGGACAGAGGGTGAAATGGGAAGATGCAGAAGGATGACATTATCAACAAAATTGTGTTCGAGGTGTCCAAGCAGTACAGCGGCAGCGAAAACATCGTGAAGAACATTTTGATTCGGGAACTTTATCAGTACGACCTTGTGCAGAAAGAAACTGCAATCGTGGAATACAACGGTGGAAAGAATCAGGAATATATCAAGCGGTTTATCGTTGCCAAAGCTGTTTGCGGATGCACGAAAAGGACGTTGGAACAATATAGAAATACAGTTTGGAAAGTCCTTTGTGAGATTGGAAAAACTGTGGATGAAGTTACCAGCGATGATATTCGTTATTATTTGGCAACTAAGCAGATGCGAGATCATGTTTCGTTGAGCTATTGCAACACACTTTTGCGGTATTTGAGTTCATTTTTTAAGTTTTTGGCAGAAGAAGAACTGATTGTACGTTCCCCAACATTGAAATGCCCAAGAATCAAGTGCGAAAAGAATAAAAAAGCTGCCTTTACAGAAATGGAAGTTGAATTGATTCGTGGAGCAT